TCATTTCTTGCTCTCTCATCATTTTTTGTTTTGAAATCAAATTATTCATTTCATCGCCTATTGGTTTATCCAATGTATCAGAAAAATTAGGTGTATCTGGTACTTTTGATTTTGTTAAATCATTAAATTCATCTTCTTTAATTTTTACTTCTTTATTGAATGTATCTTGTCGTTGTTTTAATAAACCCGACGAATTATATATTTCAGATATACCATTATTATTTTTAGTATTTAACTCTGTTAATATATTATTTTCTCTATTATCTGAATTATTGTAAACACTAATATATTTAATCATATTACTTATTAATAATTTATTTAAATTTATTATAGTATCACTTACCTCATTTATTTCTTCTGCTATTAAATTAACTTTTTTATCAAATGTTTCCTTTATTATAAATGATTTATCTGAAGGTATATTATTAAACATTCCATCCTTATTCATTAAAGACCATACTATACCTTTATTTTCATTTGACATAAATTTCTCATATAATTTATTATTATTTTCTAGTTTTTTATTATTAAGGTGTATACTATTCATATATACAACTTAATATTTTACCTTTTATATTATTATTCAATGTTAAAATATTTATCACGTAATTTATCCATTAATTCATCCGTTATTTTATGTTCTTTAAAAAATTTATAACCTTCTTTATGAACATTTTTTAATAATGAAGTAATTAAATATAATGAATACATTCCACACTCGGTATTACTCTCTTGATGTACAAATGGATGATTTTCATCAAATTTAATTTTTTTCATACCATTTGGATATTTCTTTGTTTTTAATGATAATGCTTGTGATATAACACGGTTACTAAATTTTTTAATTTCATTAGGTACTTTTGTGCCGTTACTATCAAAAAAGAATACAAATTCCTCTCCTTTTTTACTAATATCTATGAATAATGAAATCCAATGAGAACCGCTTTTATCGTGTGTATCAGTATTAAAAATTATACCAATTTTTTTAATACCATCATCGATGTATTTTGATAACTCGAAATTACATAAATCTTCCCAAACACATTTATCTTTATATATTTTACTATCAAAATCAATTGGAGTAGGACCTATAAACCTAAAACAAGGATAAGATTGTTCATATTGTTTCATAACATTTTCAATATCATTACTATTTAACCAAGTATTATGATTTTTTTTCCATGTAATTGGTGATTTTGGTGCAAATGTATTATTTTTCAAATTAGGTGTTATGTTATTTTCCATAAATGATTGGTTTAACCAGCAATATTCATCATGACATGCATTATTCATTTTTTCCTTTAATGCCTTCCAAATATCTTTTGGTTTTGTATACGTAATAACCGAATCAGGATGTCTTGTATTCCATAATTGTTTCATTTTATTAAGATCAGGTTTTGAGTAACAAGTAATTTTATGTAATGTATTATCGTTATTTGGTTTTGGAGCACACTGTTTTTTTTTAAATTTTTTTCCACCTTTTAATGTTTTATTAACCCGTTTTCCTTTTTTATTTTTATGCGTATGATNTAATTTATATGTTCTGTATTTCTTAACTCTATTATTTACAATCCTTAATTTCTTTGTATTTTTATCTTTCATATGTAATATATAGTTAGATTAATTATTATATATTATATCTATTATATAGTCGGTTTATTTTTTTTTTTAATACCTTTTGTTTTTAAATGAGGTGATTTTAAATCTATATTTATTTTTAATGGTATAATTCTTGAAGGATTTCCTGATATATCGTTATCTGTATTATTTATAACATAATTATCTAAATTAGAAACATTCACTGTTTTACGCATCATAATATTATCTACATTATTAATTAATCCCGGATCTATATCAATTAAATTATTATTTTCAATTTGAGATAAATCGTCACTATTATTTTTATTATTATCTTGTAAAATATCTTGCATATCAATCATTTCAAAAAAAATAATACTTTTACTTACAAACAAATTATGAATATCCTTAATTTCATTACTACAATTTGTTGGTTCATTTCCTTTTATAATATCTTTAAATAACCCTATAATACGTTTTTTATAAAATTTAATATTATCTAAATTATTTATGTTTTTTTCATCATTCTGTTTATATTTTTTATTTATTTTTGATAAATATATTGGATTTGTAAAAAACGACAATGATGCATTATTTCCAATATTTGAATGAATATTATTATATGCATCTTCAATTTTATCATTGTCTATCGTATCATTATCTATCGTATCATTATCTATCGTATCATTATCTATCGTATCATTATCTATCGTATCATTATCTATCGTATCATTTTTTTTATCTATCACTGTATTCATTATTTACATTATAATATATATTAAAAATTATAATATAAAACGATTTACTTAATTTCCTTAATTTGTTGACGTGTAAAATTACTAAAAAAATTATTACCTATATTATCTGGCATTGGATTAAACGCTTCAAACGTTTGTCTTTCAAATAAGTATGGAAACGATTCAGTTGCAGTTGAATTATTTGTTTGAGGAATCCTTGATTCATACATATCACTATTTTTAGATGGAATATAAACACCTTGTCCTGCTCCACGTTGAAGAGCAAAAAATTGATTTCTTAGTTTAGACTCATTGTTTATATTATTTGAAAACCCACTCCAAGGTCCATATGAATTTCCTGGATTAAATGTATCTTCTACGTTATAGGGATCTCTCATTTCTATAGGAACTGTTGGTGTAACTCGTTGATCAACTAATGGCATAGTTGCATATTTTGTAGATACAGGTCTAATACCAAATGACATTTGTAAATTATTTGATGGTATATTTCTGGTTGAAATACGCTGATTTAATTCTTCTGTTCGATTACTACCTTGTTTTATACGATCCATATATGTATATAATTAAAAAACATTATTATTATTGGGGTTTTAATTATATAATTTAATTATTTTTTAACGTTTTATTGATTCGTTTACGTCTTTTTTTCGTATTTGATATTTTATTATTCTTGGTATAATCGTCTAAATTAGAATATAATTCTTTACTATTCAAAATATCTTCTTTTTCTTTTTCACTATTTTTTTTAACAACATAATATTCATACTGTTTCATAAATGAAACAATATTATTAATAAATAAATCTTTTTTTATATTTTCGTGAGGTTTAATAATCTTGTCATAATATCTTGTTGCCATCTCAATAAATGGTAAAGAATGACGATATGGTTTAATATGGATATAATATACATTCTTTTTATACATTAAATGATGGTACAGATCGTCTATAAAACAAATTTCGGTATTTAATGGCATTTTTGTACAATTTAATAAATCCTTTAGGTTTTTTTCATTACTTGTTCGTTTAGGTTCTATTATTTCTCCTCGTACTTTATATGCTGCTATAATATCATCAAATACTTTATATCCTAATTTTTTATTAAAATATTCACTTATCATTTTAACCCATGACTTTGGACCTTGATTATTTGTGTATATACATATTTTATTGCAAAGTGATTTTTTTCTTTTATTGTTAATCATATTTAAAATCTTAAATATATCTGGACGAAAAACCTCAGGGAATATATTTAATACTTGAAAGAATTGTTCATTGGATAATTTTTTGTTATAATAATTTTCTAATGCATCCCAAAAAATTGATAATTCTGTAAAATAACCTAACGTTTCATCTAAATCAAATGCTATCATTTTTGGTACATTATTCGCATTTTGTTTATTTACATTCATTATTTTTGTTTGGTTACTATTATATAGTAATATTTTTTTTACAAATATATATAATAACACCAATACTAGTATTGCTATAATGTTTTTATTAATAACCATTTATTATTAAAATTATATATTATAAATTTATATTATAAATCTATATGTTAATCTAATCTTATAATATATAATATATCATGAAAACCACAACTAAACAACTTTCACGCAAAATGAGAATAAACGATTATAAAAAAATTCTAAGGTTTTATAAAATAAATTTTACCTCGATGACTAATAAAGATATTAAAGAAAAATCAGAACAAATTATAGCAAGTAAATTATGTAATTGTATTAAAAAGGTACAAAAGATTATTAATTTAAAAAAAAATATTAAAATTCCATCAAAATCTAAAAGAAAAGAAAAACAAGCAATTTCTATATGTAAAAATAGTGTTGTTAAAAAAAAAAATATTAAAATTTTTACTTTTACATGTAAAAAAAAGAGCAGATTAAACATAAAAAAAGGTACTAGAAAATTAAAGATTTTAAAATTATGATAAATTTACGTTACTTTTTGTAAATACAATTATTACCTAATATATAATAACTTATGAAATTTATTGAAAAAAATAGTTTTATTGTATATATTCTAATATTCTTAATTATATTTCAATTATTTTTATTATTATTTAGTACAATTAGCGGAATTCATAAATATTTTTTTATGAATGAATTAAATTTACTTGAGAGATACGGCGAAGATTCGTGGGTTGTTATAACAGGTGCTTCAAGTGGACAAGGATATGATATGGCAATTGAATTTGCACAAAGAGGATTTAATCTATTGCTTATTGGTTCTAAACGTACTGACAATACAGTTCAATATATACAAAAAGAATATCCAACTATTAAAACCAAAGTTATATATAAGGATTTTAGAGATGCATATAAAGATGATTTCTTTGATGATATAGATAAAGAATTTATTGAACTTGATAATAAACTAGCATTATTAATAAATAATGTTGGTCATCGTGTCGGATGGAATCCGTATCATGAAATGGATCCAAAATATATTAGAGATACTATTGTAACTGGAACTATTGTGCAAAGTCGATTAACTCATATGATTATACCTTATTTCTTAAATCGTAAAAATAATCTTAATTTAAAAAGTGGATTAATTAATATTACAGCACAATGTATTCATCCTAACTTTTTATTTGGAATAACTATGTCAAATGAAATTAGTGTTCCGTATTTAAGTGTATATGAAGCATCAAATGCTTTTGGATTTTATCAAGGAAATTCAATATATAAAGAATACAAGGATCAGTTTGATATTTTAAATATAACGCCAGGTGCCGTTATAACTAATAATACAAATTGTTTAACTAATACATTATTTAATGTATCTAGTGATGTATTTGTAAAACAAATTATTAAAATGATAGGAAATGTAAATGGACATTCGTGCGCTTATTGGGGACATGCACTATCTAATTACCTTATTAATCTTTTTCCATTAATTAAGCAAGGTATGCTTAAAAATGTTGGGAAAACAATTAGTGACGATTTTATGAACAATGCATCTAATAATAAATATAATTTATAATCATAATTTATACACATATCATAATCATCATTCCAAATATTTAATTGCTTGTAGTATTACATTTTCTTGATTATTTAATTTCTGAAAAATAATAACTTCTGATAATTTAATTTGAAATATACGATTTATATTATTTTTACAATATATATGAATATCGTTATTTAATTCTTTTATATCACATATTATACCTCCATTTGTTAGTTTAATAATTTCTGGATTTTTAAGATTCATCCATCTAATATAATTACCAAACTGTAAATCTTTTAATCCATCTATATATCTATATTTCTTTAACTTTTTTTGTAATATTATCAACTGCGTGCGTGATAAACCCAACTGCTGTAGTATATCATTTTTTCTCTTTGCAATTATAATATTATCCAAATCTATTATATTCTCATTTTTATTATTATCTAATGCTTGTAATAAATTATTTATATCCATACTGTTTACTATTATAATATAATTATTTTTAATATTATAATATAATTATTTAATTATTTAATAACGATTTACATTTGGATAAACAAATTGCCAATGAACTTGCACTATGACATGGATTATTTTCATACATAGCATTTTTTATTTCAATCACTGTTTCATTAGTTGAAAACAAAAATC